GCTGAAGGTATCGTTGTTACTGTCATGTTATGCTCCTACCACTCTCATTCCTGAAAAATAACTTCTTAATTCTAAATTTCTGTTTGAACCATAATCATGGTAAACATATATCTCAAAGTAATCTCCAGCGGTAACACTTAAAATTTGTGAACCTGTAAATCCTGTAGATATGGCAGCACCAGTAGCTTGTCTAACTCTTATAAACTCACTACCGTTTTTATATATAGCTCCCGCAAGTGTTCTACCATCCGTCATGTATGCAAATTCAACTGACCAAGATAATAAGTATTTACCAGTTGTTCCACAAGTCCAACGATAATTAGTTGAAGAATCAAACTCATTATCAGTATCAAAAATTTCAGAATTCCACTGCACTTTTGTATCTGTGCCAGTTGCTATACTTTGGTCTGCAGATAATGTAACCAAAAAACTAGGGGTATTTGTAAATACACCTGCCGCAGTATCACCATCACTACCAATCGTAATCGTCTTCGTAGCGTCTGTGCCAAGAGGCGAGATTGTTGATACTTTTAATATGCTCATTATGCTACAACCTCCGTAACTTGTAACAACGTACCACCATCACAACCAGAACCAGCTAAATTACTTACGCCCCATGAGACGTTACCAGAAGTATTTAAACTTGCTATTTGGAATTTAAAAGCGACAGAAGTTAATGTGCTTGTATTTGTGGGTGTATAAAAATTAGCCCATAAAAGGGGAACATCTAAATAAGTAGCATTTGCACCAAAAAAAGATGTCCAGGTATTACCTCCTGATACGTTAATATTAGAAAAGCTACCACCATTTTCTGAAACCTGACACCTAAGTCCCATATATTTATCCGAGTTACATACGGTCGAACCGCCTTTTACTTCTATTAAAAATCTTGAATTTTGTGCTGCATTTGTGTGAGTTATTGTTGTTACATCCACAAAAGTTGATCCTGAGGTAGATGTTACTGATTCATAAGCAGATGTGGTAATTTTTAATAAATTTCCAAACCCAGTGGATGTGCCACTATTTGATATTGTACATCCTGACGGTATGCTAAGAGTTTTTCCACTAGCACCTAATGTAAGGGTAGAGGTTCCGTCTCTTGTAGTTATTTCATCTACGAGTATCTTTGACATTATGCTAGTACCTCCATGGCTGTCAAAAAACTGGCTTGATAACTATTAGCACCAGAGTAACCAGTATTAAATTTTATAGTTTGACCTCCATTTATTTGTTTTGCTTGAAATTTGTATGTAACTTGTGAAGTTGTAGAAATTGCAGTATCATAAAAATTAAACGCATAATTACTTTGAATCCAATTACCATAATTACTATGTAACACTATCTCTTGTAAGTCTGTGCTATCTCTTACTAATTTCATTACGATTGCTGTTTCATGTGTTGAATGATTATCTACCGCTGTGCTTATGCTACAGTTTAAATAAACATTTGAGGTTGTTGCACTAGGGGTAAAATTAAAAGTAAAACCAGTAATATCAAAATAACTGGTTGATGAGCTTGTAGATTGATCTGTAACTTTAGTCTGTACTAATTGACCAAGCTTACCAAATCCACTTTGTGTTGCACCTGAAGCTAATGATATTGAATCACCACTCGCCCCTAGCGTTAAGCTAGTGCCTGATTGTGGTTCTAAGTTATCTACGAATATTGTTCCCATTATGCTAATATCTCATCTGCTACTAAATATGCAGGTTTACTGTTAAATACTACCGTAAATCTAGTATTACCACTTCTTTCTGCTTGTACTTTGTATGTTATTTGTGAAGTTGTATTAGGTGAATCTTGAACGAATTGAGTCCATTGAAAATTCATTTCTGCGTAAGATGCACCACAATATAAATAAATTTGATTACCATCACCCTCCCATATTGACGTGCTATCTCTAACAAATCTAATTTTCATACCATTGTCTGTACCTCCTGAGTCGTCCATTCTTATAGCCATACTTGCTAAAAGGTTTATTTTTGAAGTTGTTGCAGTAGGTGTAATATTTAAAGTCAGTCCTGTATCTATGAATGAACCAGAATTATCTTGTATTTGAGTTGATGTGGTGCCAACTACTTGTTGACCTATTGGACTAAAACCACTGGCTGTGCCACTATTAGTAATTGTGCAACCTGATGGTATACTTAAAGTTTTACCACTAGCCCCTAATGTAATTGTAGAACCTGATGATAAAGGCTGAATGCTATTTACTTCAAGTGTGCTCATACGACTGTAAGATTACCTTCCACTGTTACGGTTCCTGTAAATGTTACAGGTCCTGCTAAGAATGCATTATCGGTTGATGCTACTGTAGTCGTAGCAGTTATAGTTTGTAAGTTTTCATAGACACCATTGAAAGATGTCATCATGCTTGGTTGTATACTGTTTGCACCAGGAGTGTTTTGATCTAATAAAATTCCGTTTAAGAAAATAATAAAACAAGAATCAGAAGATGCTAAAGCTGTAGTAAAAGTTATTTGTGAACCGTTTACACTATAGTCTGTAGTAGGTTTTTGCCGAACTCCGTTTCGTAAAACTGCAATATCCTCTGGAACTGCTACTGTTTGATTTATATTGTATGTAGTGCCACCGTCACCTGTAAGTGTTTGTACTGGTGTTGTTGTTGTGAAATTTTTTGTGACTGGATTACCAAGATACCCCATGTTGACTCCTATGTGCTAATACTATCAATTAATGAAACCCAACCGTGTAGACTTGCTGCAGTATCACTTTGTATCTGCAATACGTCTCCGCTTTGAAGTACGATCTTAGACCCTCCATCTATTGCCTCATATTGACCACCAGCCGCAATAGGAGTTTGATATACTAAAAATGAATTAGCTGATCCTCCACTTGCAGTGCTTGTTACAAAAACATTTGCTTTTATAGTTGCGTTAGTAATATTGGTTAATCTAATACCTATTATGGTATCATCTGAATTAGATGTCATTACAGTTCTTGCGGTTGTGCCAATAGCTATGTCGCCAGAACTGTTGAAAGGTATTTTTCTTTCAAAATCTTGGGCCACTTAATTATCTCCTATTCATATTTGTATCAGAGCGCAACACTCATTGCAATCACGAAGCCTTGTGATACACCACCTGATATTGTTAATGCCCCACTACTTGACAAAGTAGCATCTCCAGAAACTGCAACTTCTTGATAACTCGTACCATCACCAACTAAAATTTTACCAGATGTATTATCAGGCATTCTAAGTTGTGAACCAATAGTCAAATGTCTACCGATACTTACATCATTATCTGCGTCTTCAATAACAGCTTTTGAGGCCGGCATAGTACAAAATATATCTTTTGTACCTGCAGTAAAGTCTACTGCACTATCACTGTTTGATGATGATATGACTGTAGTTCTAGCTAAATCTGAACTATCTGCATCTAATGTTCCAAGTCCTACCTCAAACTCAGTTGTACCTGGATTAAATATTGCATAGTAAGTTGTATTGTTATTACCAATACCTGTGCCAAATGTCTCAAAACCTTGAACTGCACCACCAAGTGCAAATGCACCTGTGCCAGTGGTTGTGGTTGTTTCTTTTACTCTATCATTAATTACGAAAGCCATATAATTTTATAGCACTAAGCTACCTCTCTGTCATCTACTTCTGTCCATGTATTTGTAGCACTATCATCAACTGGTGTCCATGTATTTGTAACTCCCGGCACCACTGGTGACCAAGCGATCACTCCAGGAGTAGCTATATTTACAGATACATCTACACCATTTGGTGCAGCAATTGTAACAGGGACACCTGCTGCGGTGCCCTGAGCTGATGTTATGGCTATGCCTGTGGGTGTAACAGTTATGCTTGGAGTTGCCACAGCAGTGCCTATTGTAGATGTTAATGCTATGCCAGTTGGAGATACAGTAACACTTCCGACAAAAGTTTCATCGCCTATGGCAGTCGATAATGACTGGCCATTACCTGTAAGATCTACAATTAAATCACTTGTAAATGAAATAGAACCACGAGCTGTGGTCATTTCTATGCCCGTAGGCTGAGCAACTACAGCACTCGTTTGTGTAACAGATCCTTGAGCTGAAGTTAATGCAATACCTGAAGGCTGATTTATGACATCAGTTCTAACTGTAGATGTACCAACACTTGTATTTAATAAACTTTCAGATCCAACAATTGTGGTGATTTCACCACCTGCCTCAACTGAATAAGAACCAATACTTTGAAAATTAACTGCGATACCAGTAGGAGTTGCAGTAACATCAGGTAAGAATACTGTGACTGACGCTTGTGTGGAGGTAACTGCAATACCTGTTGGTATTACGGTAACATTTGAAAAAGCTGTTTCTGTGCCAATAGTCGTAGTTAGACTTTGACCTGTAACAGAAACACTTACATCTTTAATACCCTGTGAAGCAAATGAATCTTCAGCAAATGTGGTTTTACCAAAAAACATAACGCTTTACCTGGCGTTTATTTTAAGTAATTCTTAAAATAGCACTTGTAGCGTTGTTAGTTGGAAATTGTACTGTGAATGTTCCTGATGTTGATGTTTTAACTGCTCCAAAATCCAAAACCATAACTGCAGCATTAGTATTAGTTGTTGCTGTTGTGTTTGAATTATATATCACAGCCGCTTGTGCTGAAATAGTTGCACTTGTAAAACTAATATCACTGAAGTCAATGAAGGATGTATTGTTTGTTGCAGCAGCACCTGTGCTTGTTAAGTTGCCACCACCTGCTGAATAAGTGCCTGATGCACTAACTTCTTGTGAAGTAGTATACGCAGTGGTTGTATTACTTAATGAAGCAGAAGCACCGTACAGAGCTAATTTAAATTGATCGCCACCAGAGGATCGAAAGTCGTGTTCGCCTTCCAACAACTCTTTTTTGAAGCTATCACATACTGCTTGTGTAATCGCCATTTTTATGTACCTCCGGGGTCAACTGATTTAAGAGGAATACGAAGGACCCCATCTGAGTATTCGTCTCTACGTTTTCTACCCATTTGGTTGGTAGCTAGACCTTGCACTGCCTGTGCATATTTTTGATCATATAATTGCACATAAGTAGGATTTTTCAAGTAAGAAAAAGCCTCTGACACAGTTCCATAAATTAAAACTTCAGGTGCATTATTTGATAAAAATGTTGTTGTAGCTGTTCCTGATGATCCATTACCTAATCTTTCAGGTGTTCTATTATACCATAATTCAACCGTAATTGCTGCATTTGGAGTGGGGGCGACTATTAAAGTATTCTCATCCCAGTTTGCATAATATTTTGGTGTACCAGTATTATTAGCTCTATCTACATTATATTCATCTATAAAAGTTGTATCTTTTTGTTCTAACCAAGTTCTATCTGAATTACCATCTACTACTTGAACACTTCTTTCAAAATCAAAATCTTCAGGTAAAGTTAAAAATGGACTTCCTATCGTAAAAGGAGTAGTGGCAAATTTTCTAAAGGCATCCAAGTCTATGTCTTTTTGAATTTTATTTTCTACATTAGTAATGAAAACGTTAATAACAGTATTGGACAATACTTCGGACCCAACCTCTGTATAATTTCTTATGTTATCTAATAATTCGCTATAGTTCATGGTGTGCTTATTGAGTTACCCATACCTGAGTGACTGCTACAATAATAATATAGTGTCGGAGCTCCAATTGCTACTGTAATCTCTAAAGCTCTTGTCGTTGCTGAACCATACCCACTAGCATAAGCTGACTGTGATACAGAAGACCCATTTATTTTAAAAGTTACACCAGTCGTATAAACTGACCCTGAATTGTGACTACCATCAGATGTGGTACTTAGGTAAAAAGGATGTGAGTCAACAGTATTATCACTTAAATTAAATATTGCTGAGGACCCTTCATTGATAGTTATGGATGGTGCCTGAACACCGTCAATATAAAAAGCGTTTCCTCCACCACCTGACTTAGCTGCAACTGTTACAGTGTAAGTAGTTGTACTTGCAGTAGAAATGGTTATCTCACCTATTGAAAATACTGATTGTAATTTTTTAGCATTTTCTGAAGGTTGCATTCCGTTTGACTCAAAAGAACTATCTCCACTTCCACCCACAAAAACTGTAACTGGCTCTACTCTTGCTGGTCTAGTCCAAGGTAAGGCTTGAGCATCTGCACTATGATAAGAGGGTTCTAACTGAGGATGTTTAGTTTCAAAACATTGTGGGCAAGTTTTTAATCCGTTCCACTCTTGTCTTAATTGATTGAACTTAAATTGTTGACCACACCTGTCACATAAAGCTAAAGCATATTTACCTGTAGCAAAAGTAGTCATTACGAACTTACATAATAGTTTTGAGGTACGATGTGAACAGAAGACCTTTGCCCATCTTCTGTTAAAGCTCTTTGAAGCTCATCTTCATAATATAATTTTAATGCCTGTGAGGCTTGAGGATTTTTCTTTTGCGACATATAAAAAGCCAAACCAGATACCATGCAAGGTAAAAACCTATACGGAGCGTCTGGAGTGTTAGTGTATCCACCAACATCCTCAATTCTAGCTAAGTAATTAAAATTTATTTGAGTATCAGTTGTATCAGGTGTTTGATATAAACTTATGTCCACACTTGATAATTTTCTTTCCACAAAATACTGTGTTGGTTGACCTTGTGAAAATTTATTAGGTATGGCTTGGTACTCTGATCTCGAAATTTTAGTCATGGTCGTATCACTTGTGGTTGTTCCACTACCTTGTCTAAAAGTCATTTCTAAAATGTCACTGGCATCACTAGGCGCATTATAAGTCGTAGTTCCTGCAGTTAGATTTTTAGTGTGGTTTTTTACTTTCCAAAGGTGAATACCTCTATTACCCCACTCAGAAAAAAGTAAATTTAAACTTCTTCTAGCAGATTGTAAGTCATAACCTGTTCTAGTTTGAAGGCCACATCTTTCAAAAGCGTCCTCAATAATATCATCAATATTTAAATCGAAAGATGTTGTTCCAGATGTAGCCATTTAAATTCTTCTTTTTT